TGATTTGTGAGATTCGCTTAAACCAGTTAAAAACCCGAATGTGGCAATGACCGTGGTTTACCGTTTCAACCATCATGTCCATGACTTCGGGCGGTAGCGTCCAAGATTGGTCATTCAGCTTGTCGCGCTCGATTCGTTCCAAGCTGCGGATTTTGTGACTTGCGCCCGATAGATCGTTTTTTGCTAATTCGTATCCCATTATTTAGACCTTTCGCTTTTGTATTGAATTGAAGTACTGCACCAGTTTCTCCATGTCGCCAGCCAATCGGCTTTCTTTCCCTTCGCGCCGCCCTTGGCAAACCAATAATCTTTAAACTTGTCCCATTCGAGATTTATGTCTGCGGGTTGGATGAATAATTCATGATATGCAAAATCACCCCATTCTTTGGGAATATCCTCTATTCCGTTTCTCTCCATCCAGTCCTTTAAAAAAAGTTCTATGGGTTTGGAAGCAACGCGCCCCAATTTCTTATCTTCTTTTTCATTCTTGTTATTATTACATTCTTGTTTGTTGTTAGTGGTTTGTTGATCGTTTGTTAGTGGTTTGTTGTCTGGCGTGTTAGTGTCTTGGTAGTTATTCCAGTTAACTATTGTAATGATTGAGAAAAGATTTGTTGATTGGATTGTTATTTCGCCTGTTAATTTTAGCTTATTTAATGAGGTCCGCAAAGACTGCACTGAAAGCCCTGTTTTTGCAGAGAGAGCCTTCAATCCAGTTATCAAAGAGCCCTTCGGAACAACGCTGCCTCTAAACTTCCCCTCTTTGTGATTGGCCACAAGCAACAGATGGAAAAACAGCGATTTGGTCTTGGTGTCCGTGTACCATTCCCACTCTGTAATCCTGCGGTGGAGTTTAATCCAGCCCTCCATTTCGTCCCCTTTAGTTCTGTTGTCCCGCTTTGATCCAATTGTCCAAGTCTTCCTTTAGGTAATAGATTTTACCCTTGGGTTTGTAGAACGGGGGACCATCTGGGTCTTTCTTCATACGCCATTGTTCGAGCGTGATGACGGAAACCTTGAGGTATTCTGCGGCGTCCTCAGTGGTTAAAATGTTTTGCATTATTTTTCCTTTATTTTATTTTATAATTTTTAGCTTCATTTAAAAGCCTATTCCATGATTCCTCATCTGCACTAAATGTAAATCCATTTTGACTCATCATAACCTTTATAAGCTCTATATGATTAACTAAATCTTTGTTTGTTACTTCAGTTAAGCTTTTGGCTTTGTAATTTTCATCTTTCGGAAAATTAGTTAATTGCTTTAATAATTGATGAATAGAATCTTTAGATAATCTACTCATATCTACTCTAATATACCCGAAGAATTTATGATTTAATTCGATGGGTGTTTTTAGATTTACTTTTATATCGGTTATAACTGTTTTCCAAAAATACCTATTAAAAGATGAGCTAATATGTTTCATCTTCTATTTTATTTTCATTTAAAATTGTTTGACTGAATAACTCGGCAGCATCTTTGTTTTTTAGTTCTTGAACTTTAGCTCCTCTCTTATAATTAGTCTTAATTGTTTTAGGTTTTGCTTCAATAATTACATTTTCTGTAATATATAAACTTTCTCCGTAACCTTTTAGCTTTTCTTCCTTTCTTTTTAAAATATACTCTTCAAGTTCTTCTAATGGTATTTCATTTAAAAACTTTTCAATTTCTTCTGTATCGTTTTCCATATACATATTATAAAAGTTAATACCTTTTGCATTAATTCTTATATTGCTTTTATATGAACTAATATCAATATCTTCACATTCAATTCTCATTTAAACCCCTCTCTTTTAATATTCCAAATTATAAAACACTGTTTTCCTAATGTCAAGAAAAAGGTATTTATTTTTTGATTAGTTTGTTTTTGTGTTACTTTTGGTAATCAATATCTCAATATAGGCAATTAAATTATATTTCTTATTCCAAGATAATAATGATTTTATTTTTTCTTCACTTACAAAATCTCCTCTTTTAATATTTTTAAAAAAATAAGTCCACCCGTCCCCATCAGTCCTAGGGTATCCTTTAAAATTTATTTCAGTTACAATATTGTTTTCATCAATAATTATACTTCCATCACAACTTAAACTCATTGAATTATTATCATATATTCTTAATTTTTTCATTTTATATACTCCCCTATAATTTCTTTAGCATTTAAAAAGCCATACCCAACCTCATAAAAGCAAACATTACTTTGAGTAACTTCCTTTTCAAATTCGATTTGGCTTTCACTTTGCTTTGAATGTGAATTTGTGTAAGTTCCATTTTTTAAAAGCTTTTTGGGTTGCTTCATTTCCAGAAATAAAACTTTATCTTGTAATATGATTGTAATATCGCTTACACCGCTTCTCTTGCCCATTGCATACTCTTTAAAAGCTATTGCTTTATTTTTAATTGGATTAGAGCTTTTGACTCTTGTTTCGTTTATTGCTGCAAAAAATGTAATTATCTTTCTTTGAGATTGCAAACCTCTTAGGTATTTGACCACTTCTATGTGGTGTGAAGTTTCTATTTGTTTCATTTATACTCCTTTTATTTAAAGTTTAAAGAATGATTAGTTTTATTTTTTAATATATAATCTTCTCTATAATTTGCAGCCTCTAATGCACTGGCAAAAGTTCCTAAATGAATATGTTTATCATTTATATTTATATAGGTTCTAAAACTATTTTTGTATCTTTTATCTTGACTTACTCCAATAAATCCACTTGTATTTGAATTTAATTTTCTTTTGTTTCTAGCTTGAATATCATTTTCTACCCATCTACAATTACTAGGCTCATAGTTTCCGTTTACATTTTTTCTATCAATAGTTAAATTATCTTTATATCCATTTGCTAAAGCCCAATTATAAAAGACAAAAAATCATTTTTCCATTCATGGAAAACTCCTATTCCACGACCACCGTAGTTAAAATATTCTTTTCTTTTTTTATTTTCACATCTTTGAATCATGCCTACATATATTCTATATAGTCTAGTATTGCTATTTCCTTTAATTTTACTTTTTAAGCATCCACAACTTTTTGAATGACCTGAAAAAATATTTGATAGTCTAGTATCAAAAATATTCCCACAAAAACATCTAAAAGAACCATATTTATGTTTTCCATTTTCTGCATAATATATATTGCCTAAATATTCTATTGACATTAAATTTTTATTTTGATTGTTTTGTAACATGAAGCACCCCTGCTTATAAATTAGTAGAGAGTAGCAGGGGTGATGTACTCCCTACTAATCAATAACATTGTAATTATATCATAATTAATATTTAATATTAATTATTTTCTACTCTCTAGGAATAATTGATATAATCTTTTTGATTCTTGTATTAACTCATCTAGAGACTTTATATTTTCATAATAATATTCTTTAGATAAAACATGAATTGCATTTTTTCCGGTTCTATGGCAAGAAATACAAAGAGGCACTAACCTAGAATGAACTCTTCTTTTTCCATTTAATCTATTAATATCTGTTACATGATGCATTTCTATATTGCTACTAATCCCACAAACAAAACATCTTGCATAACATTCTTCATGCAACCAATCTAAATACTCTTTTTCTTGTTTTGTTATCTTTGGCTTTTTGTTTTTAAATAGTTGTTCTTTTTTAGTTAGCATTTAATTCCCAACAATTACAATAAAAACTATTTAATGCTTCGTTTCTTATCATTTTCTATTGTCCTTCGAAAACTATTTTTTGATTAAAAAGTTTACTTGTAATATATGCACTTTGAAACGGTGGACTTTTTAATAATTCCCACTTATTATTGTAAAATGCCGTTCTGCCTTTTAAATAATACAAACTAAAATCATTATTACTAAACAAATCCCATCTAACCTGACTATCGAACAATCCATTAGTATTCATGAGTAAGGCAAAAGGTTTTCCAAAAGAAAAAGCTCTTTTTAAAATATAATTTCTTATTGAATATGGAGGATTAGAAACAATAATGTCCCATTCAAAAGGTTCATAATTAAAAAAATCTTCATCTTGATTTTGAATATGTGAACATTCAACTATAAATCCATTTTGTCTTAATATTTTTACAAAATTACTTTCTTCAGTATCGAAAGGACACCAAATAATGCTACTAAATGGTAATACTTTAACTATTGAATTAACTGCACTCTCAGGCGTGTACCATTCATCTGTTAAACCTTTTGTCTTTGCAAAATCTATTTTATAATTTTTATTCATCAATTCCTCCCAACTTTTCCAAATTAGAACTAATCCCATCATCTCTATTTAAACTTTTTCTCAAAGCGTCTTTCTTTCTAAATTCAGATTTAATCTTGTTGTTACAACTTGAACATAAATCATCACTTGCTCCAAAATCTTTGGGATTAAAAGTTTTGCCACATTCGCATTGTTTTAGTGTTAGTTTAGCCATTGATTACCTTTACTAACTGCTCTAAATCTTCAATCACCTCTCGAAATATTGCTACAGCCTGAATTTTTGAATTATCATTAAAACTTGTATTAGCTTTCATTTGTTCAATTTCAGCTTTATATCGTTTAATTAGTTTTTCAAGTTCTTCTTCCATTAAACTCCTTTTATTTTATTATCTCTAATTTAAGAAATTTTGTAAACATTTTATCTAAGATTAGTTAGATAAAATGCTTTTGTGTTACTTTTCTACACTTTTAAAACATTTACATTTCTTGCAAATATCATCATAAACAATCATAGACTCTGAATCTGATTCTATATTGGTGCAAAAATCAAAACTACCTTCATCTTCATCTAAATAAATACATTTATCACTTGGTAAAAAGTCATAAATAGTAGTTTGATTAGGGTGAATATTTTCCATTTATTTCCTTTTAATTGCTTCAATATAAGGCATATTGATAACTGTAAAATTTTTATCTTTAATTATAAATGGTAAATTATGCTCGTTAATTCCTAATTCAAATAATTCACTTTCAACGCTTCCAAGTGCATTAATAAACTGTAAAGCACTTACTTTAATATGAATAGGCTCGTTACATTTTTGAACTAATTTAATCTCCGTACTATTAATTAATTTTCCTTCACCCGATTCTATTAAGATATTATCTTCACTAAATGTAATTTTAACTAAATCTTCAATAGCTGTAACCAATTTAATTGAATCTATAATTTCACTTGTTGGAACATTAAAAGTGTATTTTGTACTTTGTGGAATTACTCTTTTATAATCTGGGAATTTACCATTAATTAACTTTGTAGTAAATATCAAATCTTGAGATTTAATCATAAAATAAGTATCGTTATAAAAATAATCGCATTTATCTAAAATAATCTTTTGCATTTCAATTAATGACGGTTTAGGAATTAAAATTTGTGCAAAATCATCAAATTTAATATTATCATTAAAAATTGCTAATGTTCTTGTATCTGTTGCAACTACATTTAAACTATCGCTAAAGTTAAATAACATAGCATTTAACTCATATTTAGGATTACCAACTGGAACACTAAATAAACACTTTTTAATAGCTGTTAAAAGTACATTTGAGTTAATATCAATACTTTTCATTTTAGTATCATCTAAATCAATTTTAGGATAGTCTTTTGTTTCTAAAGTTTGAAGTTTTAATTTACTTCTTCCTTGTTTAATTTCAAGTTCATCACCTTTTAAATTAAATTCTATTTCACCACTTTTTAATCTTTTAATGATTGATAATAATGAATTCCCATTTACTAAAAATTCTCCATCTGTTGAGTCATATATTGATGTAAGTTCTAATTTTAAACTAAAATTATAATCCGTTGCTGCTAAAGTTAAAACACAATTATCTATTTTAAAAAAGTAATTTGAAGTTGGAGCTTTAATATCTTTTTTCTCTAAGAATGGATTTAACTGTGTAAGTACATTTTGTAATATTGTTTTGTCTGCTTTGAAAGTCATTTTTTTGGTTTTCCTTTTTTATTTTATTTTATCATTATCAATAACCAAATAAAAGAAATTTGACTTTTATTTGATTTTATTTTTATTAAGTGTTACTATTTGATACTAAAATAAACTACCTTGTGTATGTTTTTTAATATATCTTTTTTCGGCTTCTGCTAAATTTTGTTTAGCTTGTTTAAAATATGAATCTTTTAACTCTACTCCTATTCCTTTTCTACCCATTGAAACAGCACTAAACAACTCAGTTCCTATTCCATTAAAAGGAGTAAAAACAACTTCATCAGGATTTGAATATAGCTCTACTAATCTATCCATAACATCTAATTGAGTAGGTGTAACGTGCTTTTCATCATCTTCTTCTTTTGCATCATGAAAAGGTAACAAATTGCCACCTCTAATATCATCCCAAACGCTTGAAGCGTATCTTTGCCATATATAATGATTAAGTTTAGTAACTTTATCATCTTCATTTATTTTGTTTAAATGTTCCCAAAGTTCATCAGCTGTAAAATCTGTATTATTTGCGTTATTCCATGCTCTTAGCATATTCGGTAATATTGGTATCTCTCCTGCATAGTGATTAATTCCAAAAGGATGTGCGACTGGTATTTCATTCTCTCCTCTTTTTTTGAATACCAAAATATAATCAGGATTAGCAGTAAAACATTTTGTAGAATCTTCCATAATAAACTTATGCATTAATGATTTAACCATGGTTTTTAATTTAACTTTTAATGGTTCTTTCCAAACTGTTATCCTATTCATGTAATCAAACCCATGTTTTTTATATAGCTTAATAATATCACTTGGAAAATCACTTAGTGAACCATTTACATCACATAAATCAGTTATATGAATAGCGTTAATTCTCCCTTTTTTTGTTACTCTTGAAAGTTCTTTAATTAAAAATTCATATTGCTCCAAAAACTGTTCGTTACTATCTACATTACTAAAATCCCTTTCATCACTTGAATATGTATATAAAGAAGAAAAAGGGGGACTATAAACACTTAAATCTATCGACTCATCTTCTAATTGAGTTATTACATTCATACAGTCATCATTATAAATTGCATATCTATCTGTTACTACTTGATTTTTTACTTTTGGCATAATATTTCCTTTAAAATTTTGGTTTTATAAAATCTGTTTGTTTAAATACTTTTGTATCTACATATTGCTCATTAACATTTTGAACTAAATTTTGATATAGTTCTTGTGCTTTTTGTGTTTTTTGTTGTAATGCTTCCATAACTCTAGTCATTCCCTCACTTAATACAATATCAATAACTACGTCATTAATTTGACCAAAACGCCAAAATCTTCTAATAGCTTGATAATATTGTTCATAGCTCCAAGTAGGAAAAAATACAGAATGATTACAGTGCTGCCAGTTTAAACCCATTCCAGTCATTTTTGCTTTTGTAATTAATCTTGTAATTTCACCATTTGCAAAAGCTTTTAATATTTCTTCTTTTTGTTCTATTGATTGACTTCCTATAATTTCAACTGCATTTTTATCATTTGATTTTAAAATTGAACTTTCATTATTTGTATTACACCAATATACGCTAGTTTTGTCTTTTGCTAATTCAATAGCTTTAAAACATCTTTGTTCTTCTGTTAGTTTTTGTTCATTTTTAATTTCACTCATTCTTTTTGCCTCAACCGCAAATAAACTACCCATTCCATAATGATTATCATTTTTTACTATATGATGATTATTGATAAGTTGAGGTAATTTATATCTTTCATCGCTAAAGCCTAAATCACTAGGTTTTTTAACCATAATCGACCAGCTATTTACCCATTGAAAAAATGCTTTTTCTGCGTGTGGTTTTAAATAAAACTTTTCACCAATATTTCTATTATTAGAATCTACACTATTTTGATTATTCTTAAAAAACTTTGTAAGCATATCCATATAGCCCATATAGCCTAAAGCTTCACTACTTGTACCAAGTTCTATAAAATCGTTTGGTGATGGTGTAGCTGTTTGTAAAAATCTATATTTAACTTTTTTAATAAAAGATGTAATTTGATTTTTAATTTGCCCGTTAAAGTTTTTTAATATTGAACTTTCATCTAACAAAACTGCTTCAAAATCTTCACTATTAAAATAATGCAATCTTTCATAATTACAAATAACTATTTTTTTAGTAAATTTTCCATCTTTTGAATATTCAATATCATCTATTCCAATAGTTGTAGCTTCATCAATAAATTGAAATGCAACTGCTAAAGGTGTTAATATTAAAACTCTTTTATTTGTTTTTAAAACTATGTTATTTGCTATTGTTAAACAAATTCTAGTTTTACCTAGTCCAGTATCTGCAAATATTCCTACTCTACCTTTTTGTAATGCTCTATTTATAATCTCTTGTTGAAAATCAAATATTTCATCAGGAAACCAAATAGAATCAAAACCATATAATCCAGTAGTATGTTTTTTAGATTCTATAAAATCTTCATAAGTCATTTAATTCCTTTCTCCTTTTTTTTCTGTACCTCAACTATAACACCATTTCAAAAATAAATCTATCTTTTTAGTTAAATTTATTAAAAAGTTTTAATTGGTGTTACTTTTTTACTCTTTTTCTCATCTACACCTTTTATTAAAAATTTAATTGTTTCGGGAATTACCTCAAAATACTCTTTTCCTTTTTCTAACCAGATATAATCATTATTATAATATTTTGACATTTTTCCACTCACTACATAATATTTTTTACTATCCTTTATCACGTATCCTTTTATTTTTTTATTATCTTTTTTTCTTTTTGCTTCCACTTTAAAATCCATAAATCACCCTCTTCTTATTTCTTCAATCAAAATTTTATATCTACTTCTAACTCCATCATAACCTCTACCCATCTTTTCAGCTATCTGATAAAAAGTCAATCCTTTGTTTTTATACTTCAAAAGCTTTTTATCTTCTTTTGAATCCCAAGTTTTATAATTGTTTTCCTTTGGCAATTTCTTTCTTAAAAATTTAACTTTAAAGTTGTATCTAAATCTTGCATCTGGATAGCATCTAGTCTTTTGAGATTCAATCAAACACTTTTCGCAACAATATTTTCTGTTATGGTTTGAAGTTTCAAAGGTATTATTACAGCTTTTATTTTCACATGGTCTTTTTTCTTTTGGCTTTTTTGTTCGATATTTTGCTGACTCTTCCGCTGAACACTTTTTGCAATAGAATTGTAGTCCGTCCTTTGTTGATTTATCTTTACTGAAGCTATCTAAACTTTTGTGAGAATCGCATCTTTTGCAGTATTTTTTATTTTCCATTTTCAACTCCTAAAATATATTATTAATTAAATATTTGAACTACATCATTGTTTATTGACATATCTATTCCAACATAACTACCTACATAACTAACTGCATCTTTAAAACTGCATTGATTAACTATTTCAACAAATCCAATAATATCAGTTGATAAATCACTTCCAAAATCCTTAATTAATGGATTATCAGTATTATTAATTGATGCACTTGGTGTCTTTTCATCTGTTCTATACTTGAACTTGTAATTTCTATCAACCTCATAACCTAAGCTTTCTACTATTTGAGCTACCACATCACGATTTAAATATGTTTTGATAGTTTCTATTGGTAAATCATTTTCTTTTAGCTCTAGGGGCTTTATTTGCTTTTTATTTGTTACTTGTTTATTAATGGTTGGTTTTAACATTTCAAAATCAAAGTATTTTCCTTTGTTATACCAATATTGACAATTTGCAAATCCTAAAAATGCTCCAGTTTTTGTATTGACTTGTTTATCAATAAAAGGGAATAGCAGCTCTAACTGTCGCATATAATTAAAATACATATCTCCTGTTGGAATATTTATAGCTCTTAATATTACTCTATATCTGTCGCAAACCTTTCCTTTTTTTTCTTGTTGATGTGATTTAGTTGTACAAATAAAATACTCATATTCTTTAAATAAATTCTTAGCTTCAATAATACTCATTCCGTCATCTATGTCTAAAATTAAAATATTTTGTTTTTCATTGTTCCAATTTTCACTTTTTTTAGTATTGTTTTCAAAAGCGAATGAACTGTATTGTCTATAATCACTTGACACCATTCTGTGCAATTTATTAAATTCAATTACTTTGTTTTTATATAATGGCTTTGCAGTCATAAACATATTTTCAGATAGCTTTTTAAATCCATCTTCTAATGGTACATTTAAATAAGATATGTTAATCATTGTCTTGCCTCATATATTATTTCCGTTGGAGAATCGTTAAAATTGTTATAAACTGGTAAATCTAATTTTCCTAATCCATTAGATATGGCGTTACAGTATCTAGCTATAAAGTGATTATCTTTTATAGTTGATAAAAAAACACTATGTTCCCAACCTTTCTTAATAACATCTATTCCTAAATCTTTATCATGTTCCATAAGTTTTCTAATATTATAAGCAATTCTTCCCTTATTTGTAATAACTCCACTTCCTCTACTTCCTCCTGCATTTCCTTTTGCTGTATGATGTAAAACTATAACAGCACTTCCAGTTTCAACTCCTATACGCTGAAATACATCAGTAACATATATTTTCATATCTTCCGCATCGTTCTCGCTTAATCCTGTATGGAATGCTTCAAGTGGGTCAAGTATAACAATTCCTATTTTATGAAACTTGGCATTTAAGATAAATGATTTAATATAATCTTCATTTAAAACATTTTGCTTATTTATTTTTGAAATAAATACTTTTCCATCATTATTATCTAAGGTCTTAAAAAATGTTCTGTCTATCACTTCTTTAGTTGTTATTCTCATTTTTCTAGTAATAGCATCTAGTCTTTCTATAATCGTTGCCTTTGTATCTTCCGTAAAAATAGCAACCCCTTTTTCATTCGGATTAGCTTGTAAAAAGTGAGCCAACATTTTTAATGCTATTTGAGATTTTCCACAACCTCCAGCTCCCGTTAAAATATTATAATTTCCTTTATGTACTGGAATATAATCCTTAATAATTACATCTGTAACTATATCCTCTATTTCTAGTAGATTATCTCCTAGCATCTTAAGCCTTTTCTTTTTGACTCATTTTCAAAAGTATATTGTTCATACTGTAAAAAAGTTCTCCAAAAGTCTTTTTGTTTTTTTCCACTAGCTAAAAACTTATTACTAAATTCTTTATATGTTAAAACTTCTTTTAATGGACTATTTACACTTAATCTTTTTAATGAAAGTTCTTCATTATGAATATTTATTTTTTCTTCTAATCTAAATAAATATTCATCGCTTAGTTGGTCAAATGATTTTAATCCTTTAAGTGTGAATGAAAATTTTATTTCTCTTTTCTCTTTCTCTTTCTCTTTCTCTTTCTCTTTCTCTTGTTGGCAAGGGGGTTGGCAAGGGGCTTCAAACATGTCATCATAAGGGATATTTTTTTTATCGCAATACCCTTTAACACTTGCATTAATGCTGTGTTTTACGGACTTCCATAAGATGCTCAACATTCCATCATTAAAAACAACATTATCAATATGTTCATCGAAAAACATAACTTTAAAAATAGCCATATTGAACTCATAAAATTGTTTTTGATTTAAATCTTTTGAAACTTCATAAAAAGATGAATAGTAGTTTATTGCTTTTTTTTCGTTTTTCATATTAAACCTTTAAATTATAAGCATGTGAAATATATTCTTTTGCTTCAATAATATTTATAAACCCTTTTGCATTATAAAGCCCTTGAGAATCTAAAACTATATATTCGCTACCATTGCATAATATTGAAACATTTATATCTTTAGATGTAATCATTTCAATCAATACTGTGTCAATTAATGTATATGACATTTTTTGTACTTTCTGAACATTAAAATTTAAGGTTTGTGATTGACGGCGTCCACTCAGTCTTCACTAAATTAATAACCCTACAAAAAGATATAAATATATCCCTCTAAAGATTATCTTAGATATTCTACTGCACTAACTAAAATATCTAAATCATCATTAAACATACCTAGTCCAACATTACATTTATTACATAACAATCCTCGCACTTTTAGTGTTTTATGACAATGGTCTACACTAAAATTACTCTTTTTATAATCATCTATATGAATATTACATATTTTGCATCTGTTATCTTGAGATTTTAATAAACTATTATATTCTTCAATGTTAATTCCGTATTTATCTTTAAGATTATATTCTCTTGAATATTCAAAAGTTCCTTTTATTAGTCCATCTTCTCTTAACTCTCTAGGAGAATGACCTTTTTTTAGTCTATATCTATCTGAATTTTCTTTGATTTTTTTCTTATCTCTTCTTTTGTAGTCTCTTTTATTCTTGCATGGTTTACACATTAATGAGCCCATCTTTGGATATTCATTTAGACTCTTGCTTTGATTACATACACTACAAGTTTTCATCTTATTACCTTTCTATAGAGATAATTCCGTTTTTATTAAGTACAGTATTTAAACCCTGAATTAATAACCTTTAGTGAACGCCCTATCAAGTGATAAGGCATAAACTGAGTTTGGACGCTCACTAAAGTGTTATTTAAGACTCACTCGTTTGCACATTATTAAGAGGTGGAGTGAATATGTAAATGTATTATATCAAAGAGAAACTTAATCCTCTTTGATGTTTAGGTCTTTTAATATTTTATCAGTTAGTGCTATTTGTCCCTCGCCTTTTATTTTAACAGTATAATTTAAATGAGTTCCGGTTTGATTAGAGTTTGTACTAGGCACTAATTCAAAGTATTGTTTTACTTTTTCAGTTGCATAAATAGTCCATTTTAGTTTGCTATCTCTGTAAATGTACTTATTTTTATTTAGCCACAATCTAACATCTTTTTCTTTTAAATTTATAGATTTAGCCCATTGCCCTATCAAGACACTATTTAATGAGCTTTCAACAGTAGATGCAAAAGAAACTTTAGGTTTATCATCTATTATTTTTTGCTCTAATTGTTTAACTCTTTTATCTGCTAATAATAAAGCGTTTTGCATTATTTCTTCATAAGTCAATGGTATTGTTTTTTTCTTTTCAATTTCTATAAAATATTTCCTAGTTTCTTTTCCTTTTATGGTATTTGAAACCATACATAATTCTTTTGCCATATCCATGGTTACAATATAGTCTTTTTGATTGTTTGTCGGTTTGACAAAAATGTCAAAGTCAACACCTAGTTCAAAATCGTACTTATCAATAACTCTTTTTATCCAGGTTGCATATTCTGCACCTATTTCTAAATAATCATAAATATCTCTACTATTTACGCTATTTACTTTTTCACCATTTAAACTTGTTTCTATTATCTGAATATTCATATTAACCTCTTTTTCTATAATCAATCATTTTATTGCTTGATTCATTTTTTTCTTTATCAACTAAATAATTGATAATCTCATCAATATTCATACCTTTAAAAACTCCAAGGGCTTTTACTCTTCTGTGTGTTGACTCTTCAACTCTTAAATGTTTCCATACTTTTTCTTTTTTACTCATGGTTTTCCTTTTTTAAATTGTTAAGTGAATTATAATATTAAATGTTAAGTTTGTCAAGTATATTTGAATATTTTTAATTTTTATTGTATAATTTGTTAAATTTATATAAAGGGTACTTATGCACATATTTGGAGATATTTTTATTTCACTAACAGATAAAAAAGAGTTATTTGGTAAAGTTTTAGTTTCTGATGTTTTTAATACTAATGAATGTTTAAAAGCTAGTTTAATGATTGAGTTTGATGAAAGATTAGGGATTGATAAGTTTATAACTCATGATGACATTGAATATATGATTTTTGGATTAGATTTTATGGATACTTATTTTTATGGTTATGTAAGCGTTGAGAGAACTAATAATGTTATTGATGAAGATTTAAACGATGTTTATATTGAAGAGGATTATTCTTATGGAGATATTTCAAGGTTATTTATTAGTATAGATTGTTTTGATTCTATTTTAATATTAGATAGAAAATTTGCTTTATTAAGTTGTTCTGATATGCCTAATACAGAATTAGAAACAAAATTTAAAAATAAATTAAAAAGAAGAGATGAGATGAGATAACATAAATAAAACTGTTTTTAATAAGTTATTTTTATTGATTAAGAACTTACTCATTTGCACATTGTCAAGAGGTGGAGTAAGTGGTTTTGCGTGTACGATTGGGACATACACGCAAGAATATATTTGAACTGTAATTATAGCAATAAATTTTAAATAAGTAAAGTGTTTTGATTGATTTTGATTTTAAATTTTGCAAGTGTTACGATTGGTAATAAAGCGACCTTTCGGGGTGAGCTATAAAGAAGCTTGAAAGGTACTATGATTGTTTTGATTTATCAGGCTAGGTATAAATCAGCTTTTAAGCCACCTTTTTTTATCGTGGTTCAAGGTTTTTTAGGCAGTCCACTAGAATTTTAAATTATGAATAGAACAAACATCTATTACAAATTTTATTACTTAGGGTAATTAATCCAAAGATACCTTTTGAATATCTTTATAGTAAGTTTCTAATCGATTTTTCACATAGACAAAGAAAACTCACTATAAAAACATAAAAAAGAAGCCCTACCGTTGCAATTCGATAAGGCTACCCTAAAAAGGAGGTTGAAAAGAAAGAACTTAAATAAATAGTTACAAAGGAAAATTTAAAAACCTTTGCAACTTCCAAATTATAGTTAGTATTTTTTTAATTGTCAATAGAATTTTAAAAAGATTTTGAAAGTTTTTAATGGTGTTACTTTTTGAAACTTGAAATTAAAATATTTAAATTTAATTTGATTTTCTCTTGACTTTGGTTTGATTTTGGTTAATAATGTGACTAGAAAAACTAAAGGAGTTTGAAGATGATAAATAAAAAATTATTAAGTGAAATTTTAAATATAGAAGAAATATGTGAGTATAGAGAAAGTGTAAATATCATTTGGGTAGCAGATGCTATGTCATGTTGTGGTTTAATAGCTTATAATATCGCTGAACTAGAAAAAAAATGTCTAAGATGGGCTTGGGAAAAAGGCTATTCGTTTGATATTATTCCATTTTGTGTAAGTGTAGTTAATTTAAAAACAAATGAAGAGAAAACCTTTAGATATACAAAAGAAGATATGCTAAACAAAGTACCATTTTTAAGCAAATACACTTTTGAAGCCAGTGAATGGATATTTAATAATATAAAAGGAGTTTGAGGTGATTTTTTTACTTATAGACAATAAAATGAAATTTGAGGTAACACATTTAAACAATAAAGAGTTGCTAGATGTAGTTAATACTTTAGCAGAACATGATATTAAAATAGTGAGATATAACTAATGATAAATAGAATGTTTTTGTTAATGATAATTTTGTGTGTTTGCTTTTGGTGTTCAATTGTATATTGGACTTTAAAATGAGCAGTTAAATAAAAACTGCTCTATTTCTCCAGCCACGCTTATAAATCCCGTATTTCTTTTCATCTAAAGAATCAAAATATTTAATTTCAGTATCATCAAACAACTTATCAAATAAAGCTTCATTAAAAGCATTTAAAGCGTTAATAGTTTGATTACCTATAATCCCATCAACTTTAGTATTTAATAGCTGTTGTAGCTTTCTTATGCAAGTAGGAATACCTGCAACAATAGCAAAACATAAAAGTTCTAACTGTTTATGTTCTGAACTAACTAAATCAAGTTTCATTTTATCCCAAAACTCTTTTTTATAAAAATCTTCAACCATTTTATTTAAATCAGATACGCCTGATAAAATCTTTGAACATTTTTTTAAATCAGGTTCTAATTCTAAATATCCTTGAACTATACGCCAAAGTTTTAAATCGGGGTGAGCTGATTGATAAATTCCATAATATGTTAATCCGTTTTCAGTAGGATTCTTATGAAGTAGTTTTGAGTTGTCGTTTGAAAACTCTACATCTCTAATTAATTTTAATACTTTTGAATTCATTTATTAGCCTTTATTTGATTAATAATATCTTGTTTATCTGAACTTCCTTTTGAGCTACCTAGAAAGAAGTTGATAATTGTTGCAATAATTGTACCTAAAAGAAAACCTAAAATCGTATCCGCAAATCTGATATTGTTTTCAGGTATATTTCCAAAAGTAATAAAGAAAATATAAATTACACACACAAAACTCCAAAATGTAGCTAAATAATAAACAAATCTTTTGCTGAAAGTATCATCTTGTTGTAGTGCTGCTTTTTGCATATCTCTTGCATTATTTGTATTTTCATAGTCTAACTTTAACTTTTCAAAATCAATCTTCATAATCTCTATTTGAGAATCCATGATTTTTTGCTTATCTTCAGGAGTTAATGTTTTTTCATCTAAATCAATCCCAGTTACTGATTTAATTCCCTTTTTAACAAGTGGCAAACCTACTTCACTTATTAAATCATCTATAAACCCTATTCCTATCATGTTAATCCTTTTTGTTTGATTTTATATCTTGTAATAGCGACAAGACACGCTCCATTCTATCGTCAATACTTTTTACTTCTTTTTCGATAGATGAAGTTGTTTTATTTATTATTTCCAATTCTAGCTGTAGCTCTTTTCTTGTTACAAACTCTTCTGTAACCTCTTTTAATGTTACTTTCTTCTGAAGTTCTATTTTGTACTCAATTAAATTGTTTTTGATTCCGTCATGCTTAGCAAAACAAATTTCCAAATCATGAGCTACTTTGTTTATTTGTCTTTCAAAAGTATCATTTATTTTTTTTAATTCTTCTTTTAGCGTGTCATCTCGCTTTTTAAAAGATTCTTTTAATTCTAAATCCATATCTTTAATATTTTCATCATGCTGTGATACTTTTGTTTTTAAAATAGTGTACCCGACTATTATTGTCGATACACCTATTCCTAATTGTAATAAAATATTATAATCCATTGTCTACTCCTATAAATTATTATTCACAACTTTAGGAGATGCACTTAAGTCATTGATTCCACCAGTTAGATTTCCACCTGCAAATACACCCGTGATAATCGCACCACTTGAAGTTCCTGAACTGTGGTTAATTCCGTATCTTTGAGTAGCTGTAAATCCAGCAGTTGCACCATAGTATCCACCATTAATTCTAAGATTATCAACATCTACACCCACAAATAAACCGTCATAACTTCCTACTTCTTTATTCCCATTTCCTGCAAATTCGCAATTATTAAATGATATATTTCTGCAATTGTTTAGCTCTGCTCCATGTTGACCATTGTTAAATACTCTACATTGATTAAAATTTATTTGTGTTAAATTGTCCACCGAACCACTTCCAGCATCTATTTTAATTCCTCTACCAAAACCATCTTCTGTTGGTTGAGCACCATTTGATGCAAACCAGCAATTATTGAAATTAACTGAATGTAGCTCCCCACCAGCATAACAGTCAATTGCTAAACCAAAATCTGAATTTGTATCGAATGCACTATCAGATACAAAAACATACTTAATATAACTACCTGCACTTGGAGATAATAAAATACCTATTTTGCTATCAAGTGCTTCAATTTTATCTAACCATAACCCCTCTGTTCTTTTTATAAGTACTCCAAATCCTCTTTCGGCTTCTGCACCAAGATAGCCACGAGATGTATCAATTAAAACATTAGAGAAATAAGTGTCATTTCCCCCATCTACTTCTATTGCAATATAATTAGAATCAAGAACTTCAATATTATCAAAATATGTTTTTGTAGGTCTTATAATATTCAAAGGCGAAGATGAAATCATGGTTTCGATAATTCCAATACCATAATTTTGATGTTGAATCTTGATTCTATTTGCTCTATTAGATTGGTATGCAACAGAATCACAAAATAATCTAATTCCATAACCAACTGTTAGAACATTACTTCCACTTTGAATACTAATTTCAAAATCTTCAAATAGTGTATTACTAGATTTAATATCTAAACAAGTATGGTTCGCATTTGTTGAGTGCTTCAATAGTCTTGTTCTACCAATCCCAGCCCCTCTAATAATAACTGCTCTATCTACCACTAAAGTTGAAGCTAAGTAATAATCCCCTATTGGAATGAAAACATTTTTATTGCTATCAATAGCATCCCTAAAAGCTTGATAGTCATTAGTGATACCATCACCAACAGCACCGAAATCTTTTACTGAAACAGTTCCAAAGTTCCTACTAAATAAATCCCTTATAAATTTCCAAAATCTACTCAATGTACTTTTCTTATTATTTACTATTATCAAATCTGTATCTGCTAAACCAGCACCAATATCTGTTGCCCCGTCAATATCTAATTTATTAATTGATAATCCACCATTTTCAATAGTTGCTTGTTTTCCGTCTAATGCATCTTGGAGTCCAGTTATTGCACCAATAGGGTGAGAGTTGCTTTCATCTCTAGCTCTTAATTGACTGTGTCTAATTGGTAAAGGTGTAGTAAAAAATAGGGATTGCGTTCCACCAATTTGAATGGTTACAGTTGTACTTGCATTTCTATTTGTACTTGCATAGATTTTAATTCCTAGTCTATCTGTAGCACTTAGATTAAATATAGGCTGTGTAATATTAATTGATTCCTGTGTCGGGATTGTGTCTTCAATTGATAAAGAGTTTGCACTAAATAAAACTGTTTCTGATCCACCAACTGAACGCTTAAAGAATTCAAATCTTAATTGAGTTTCTCCACCACTCGCACTCACGTGCCTATGAAAGTGTAATGACCATTCGCCCCCTGGTATAGTTGTAGTGTCTACATCTGCATCAAAGATATAATCTTCCACTAAAACCTCACCACTACTAACAGTACCTATTAATGATAAATCACTTGATAGAGGCTCGTAAGATATTTTATAGTATGATGGTACAGTTATTGATGGAGTATTTGTTAAATATAAATTAGCAGAATATCCACCACTTCCAATGTATGTGGGTAACTTTTCCCATGCTCCAGTAGTTGAACCAACTGGATCATCTGCTACTATTCCATTTATTTTAGCTTTGTAATAAAATCCATCTGAACCTAAAACAATATCATCTACTGATTGAGTTGAAATACTAGATGTATTATATGTATATGATGGATTATAAAGAGTCTTTAATGCTTTTGCAATTTGAGTTGTATCATTTTCAATTAATGTATAGCCTGAATTTTCTAAAAATTCAAATAGATTGAAAAGATTATCATTCCACACTTCCGCCCTGTAAATTGTTCCGTCCGATAACGTGTCCTTATTAATTGCTTTTCCGTCCGTGGTAGCACCGTATAAAACTTTATGTTTTTGCATATTTTAGCCTTTTAGTAATTTGATGTAAAAATCATTTAGATAATTTTCTAAATTTTCGTTATAAACTTTTTCGATAACTTCCTGCATTTTTAAAAGTTTCTTTTGATGTTCTGCTTTATCCACAAATGAGTAAAGCATTCGTAAAGAGTCATCAACTCTTATGAAAATACCTCTATTTAAAATAAATGGTTTAATCCCTTTTACTTTATAAGCCCCTTTTTCTGGCATTCTTTTCCGTGGAGCATTTTGCATTAAATTATTTAGACTTAATGGTTTTGGAATGTTTTGAGTTTGCCCAACTCCTGCATAAGCTGCAAGATTTTTTCTAACTGGAATTCCTAGCTTTTTACCTTTTGGAGTTTCTATACCCCCAAATTGCTGTAAGCCTAGCTCTTCTTTAAAGTGATATAAAGTAACTTCTAAAGATTGTTTTGAAGCTCTTAAAACTCTAATTGCATTTTTACTATTAAAATATTTATTTCTATCTTCAAACTCATTTATCATTTCGTTTGATACTTCATCTCTACCTTTTTCAAATGCTACTTTATTTAACGATTCTTTAATAATATAAGGCATACTACTAGCTAATCCATTTAATTGGTTTAATTGCTTTGTAATGTCAAATACTATTGGTTGAGTCATTTGCTTTCATACTCTCTTACTATAATTCTTGCATTTTCTCTATTTAAAGTTAATTCATTCTTTTTAGTTTCTTCTAGTTTTGAATAGTTGTCAACTGTAAAATATCTATCAGTATCTTTTAGATATTGCAATGCTTCATAATATTTTTGTTTGCTTGTAGAGTCTTTTTCAATTGTCTTGAAGCCTTTGTTATAAACTAATATTTTGCCTTGACTTCTTAAATTGATTCCTGTATAAAAATCTTTTTCACTTAATTCAATTGCAGTTTTTGGTACTTCATTTATTCTATTATCATAAAATAACTGTGTTTTTTCATCAAAATAATACATTATTATCTCCCTATCGCTAAAATTTCACAACCTATACCATAAGACTTCAAAAGTCCTACACTGGTAGTTGAAAAATCATTTTCTATTGTTACATATGCGGGTACATTACCTCTTAATTGAACCCAAACACCCAAACACTTATTAGGAAAAGGAATAGGGAAATTAACATCTAACGACAATAATTCCGTATTGTCTTTGAAATTTTGAATAATAAATCCGTTCGGTAATTTCAAATAACAGCCACCATCTGCACTAAATAGAGTATAAACAACATTAAAATTATTCCAATAGTTGTTTGCCGAAATTCCAGCCATTGAATCAGCATCTATTAATATTTTTTCCCAAATAAGTGGACTTGCACCAACTGGATTAACATTAAGAACACCTATTGCCTTACATTTGTAATAATACCCATCTGAAGCCAGAACGACATCATTTACTGATTGAGTTGCAATGATTGAGCTATTGTATGTAATTGTTGGACTCCACTTGCCTTTTAATGCCTTAATCATTTGATTGAGATCATTATCTATTAATGAGTAACCTTGATTTTCTACTAAATTAAATAAATTTAAAAAATTGTCATTTATAAATTTAGCAGTAATTGCAGTTCCATCTGCTATTCCAACTGTTCCATCTGTTGCAGTTCCATCAGGATTAGCTCCGTCTATTACTTTTAATCTTTGCATTTTATATCACTCCACATGGTATTGTTTCACCTAATTTATCTTTCATTTTACTTGTACCTACTCTAAATAATTTAAACCCTGCATTAGGTCTATCCGACATTGTTAATTGCAAATATGGTGGAATAAGGTACTTAATTAAGCACTCTATTTTTCCATATTGAGAACAACTTACATTTTCACCAAACTGAATAAAGAGTTGGCAATTTTGAGCGGTTGGCTCGTAACTCCCAAACTCTTCACCAAACTGTATAACTCCAAACCCTGAATATGTATTAGGATTTAAAAATATAATTTCAGCTCCGATAAAATCTGCAAAATCTTCAATTGCTTCTTTAAATTTGTAATTAGTTCCGTGTACATAATGTGTAATTATTCTTTGAATTTCTGGCTTAGTAAATTGACATCTTCTTAAAAGATAATCACTTCCATGTTCATTTGCTAATTCAAAGCTATTTACAATGTTGAATTGTTCATGGAATAAAAGTATTTTATTATATGCTCTTGAAAATTCATCACTTAATCCATTTGTTAAGTATGTGAAATTCTCTTGCATTTCCCAAAATCTACCAACTGGAAAAAAACCTTTTATTAAATTAGAAAATTTTAAATCCATGAAATAGTACCTATATCTATTAACTCATTATCTTTCAAATCTTCAGTTGTAGATGGTAGGGGTGTATTTAATCTAGCTCCAAAAGTTTGTAAATAATCAGCTAATCCCTTGTAGCTAAATACAGTATTAGGCTTTTGATATAAATACAGATAATCCATTAATGCATCTGTTACAATCTTTCTATTTGCTTCATTATCAACTGCTAATATGATTGTAAAATTTGTTGATATTATTGTAGGGACAAAGAATTCAACCGCTACATAAGACGGAATACTATTGCTATCCATCAAATATTGTTTTACATCTAGCATATCTTGTTCTGTTGGAACTCTTGAAGTTGTATTAGTTAAAATCGTTACTCCGAAACTTCCAGCCCCATTCTTTAAGTTAGAAATAAATGATTGTTTTACAAAGCTTAACTCATTGATTTTTGACCGATAAGAATAGTCATTATCTATAATTGTTGGACTTGCGAATCTCTGCTTACATCTAGTTCTTAAACTTTCTTTTGTTTCTTCATCAAGTGCATTTGTAAAACCATCTGTACAAAAAACTTGATTATCAATTCCCTCAATCGGAAACATTAAATATAAAGAAATTGAAGAAATTGTATTATTTTCACTTCCACTATTTACGCTTTCAGCTTTTACACTTGCAACATTTGAAACAATTGTTTTAGCTTCAGTTGTTATAAATTCCATGTTATTGTATAAAACTTTAGTGCCTAATGGAATAATTGAACCATTAACACCCGTGAAAGTTAAAATACCTTTTGCTTTTGTTGCGGGATTTAAAACTAGATTTTTTAATGGTGCAAAATAAGTCATTAATCTATCGTTTGTGCAAGTAGTTAAAAATGAATTTTTAAAAACATTGTTATATAGAATATAAAGAAGTTGGAATGTAGCTGCTAATGAATTTGAAAGTTGTTCAAAAAAACTATTTTTTAGAGGTGTAATTGCGTTTTTGAATGATGAAATAAAGTCGTTATAGATTCTGTCTTTTAGTTCTTTTATAGTCATAGTGGCAATTCCGTGTTTTTGTTTGATACATTCATATCATTTTCCTTATTATACTTTATTTATCTAAAATTTGCAAATTTTCATCAAGTGAAAAAATTAAATTTAAATCATTTTCTTTTTCTGTTAAAAGAGTAATATTTACTAATAAAATATTGCTTTTTTTCTGTACCTCAACTGTAATTTTTTGAACAATTTTAGAATCAATTAACCACTTTAAAGATTGTTCTAGCCCTAGCTTATAATTTTTTACATTTATTTCGCTTAGCTTTTCAATGTTATAGTATGGATTTCCAACTATTTTTCCGTCAATTTGTGTTCCTATTTGTAGCCTACTTCCATCAGTAAGAATACTCATTAGAGTAGCTGTTACAATTGTATCATCTGTTAGCAAATCATTATTGCTTATGATAATATCAAATGCAATATCTGTTTCTAAATCTTCTTTTTTTACATAAATATCCATATATTTCCCTTTAATTTATTGGTTTAGTAGTTGAACCACCACTATCACCCGTATGAATATGATTGTTATCTATTGATACACCTCTATGTTTAATCGTATCGCAGTCAAATTCTACTGAATCGCACTTGAACGATATTACACCATCTTCTAGCTTGATAAAACTTCCAGTTGCATTATATATAACTGTGTTACCACTTGTAACATCTATTACGCTGCTAAAATGTTCATTAGCAATGATAATTTTTTCATTTCCAATTTGTGCAATTACTGCTCTTGTTCCAATAGGTGCTTTTGAGTTTATTCCAAATTGTCCCATCTTGATACACTCGTCTAATCCTCTAATGTTTTTAATTTGTACACCTTGATTTTTTCCATCACTTCCATCTGTTCTTGTATACTTCCCGAACTTTAAAATATTTTCTATTTTGTCGGTTACGGGTTTCATTTTTTGTTTAATCTGCTGATACATCGAATAAATCCTTATCACATAAAATTAAATTAGATACTGAACCATTATCAGATTTAGAATAATCAACATCTAGTACTAACCAAAATCCACTCGCAAAAGGGGCTTCAATTTTAATCACACTATTAATATCAATGTCCCAACCTACAATTGATACATCAAGATTAAATGACCTCGCTTTATCACTATTGTTTTTCCATTTACACATTTCATTATTAGATTTATTTTCTTCATTGTTTATATCGACAAAAGGTCGGTATCTATCATAAATCGGGTCAATCAGCTTTTGATCTGCAACATCATCTAATGACGACTCTTGTTTATATATGTATTCACTGTATCTACTTGAAGAATCGAAAGAAAATCTAAAACTCGTAAATGATTGAAGTACAATATCGCTTATATTTTTTCTATTTATAGTTAATAAAATATCCCCAAATTCATCACTAATCGGTAAAATATTTTGTTGTTTACATAATCTATTTATTGCATTAAAATAAGTTTCACCCACTTTTGTAGTAAATGTTTCAACAACTTCTAAATCAATATCTGTATAAATTCCAATATCAAAATTTTGTATCATGTGGCTTATTATTTGAAGTGCATTTTGTCCTGAGTATTCATGATTTTCTACAATCATACAATCGACCAAATCTGCTGTTTTACTTCTTCCTGCAATTCTCATTGGTTGCTGTGTATCTTCTATGCTTATTTCTAAAAAGTCCACATAGCCAGTTAAAAAAACAAATCCATCTTTGAGAATAGTAACTAATGAATTCTGATCCAGCTCTATTCCTTGACTTGTTTTTATATCCATGTCAAAAGTATGACAAATGCTAGTCATGCTTTTGTTGATTCTTATGTTTTCCCAACCTTTGTAGATTTTATTCCCAACTTTTAAAGCTAAATCCATTTATTTGTCCAATAGTTTTAAATTTCCACTTATAAAAAGTGGATCTAATAAGTCATTGTTTTCTATTACCTCATCAACTCTATCTATATTTTTATATTGATTCATTGTTAAAGATAAAATATCCGTAGTTGCTTCAAATCTATAATCTTTTAAATTTTGTAGCTTTGAATATTTTTGAGTATAGAACGAAATAAACTCTTTTCTACTTTGTTTATACTTTTCAAGTAAATTGTATTTAGATTCATTTAAATTAACGCCTAAATTAATATCACTCTCAATCTCGTTTATAAGTATATCAAAGCTTGATAGAATATCCTCTTTTGTACTTCCAAAGCTGTCGCCAGTTGTAAAGTCAACGATTTCTAAAGTTTCAATTGCAACATTAAGCATTAATGAATTAAGTAATATATTATATGCCTTACTACTTATATTTATTGATTCATCTACTTTATTATCAAAAGTTTTATTTGTTGCACTTTTTAAATTGTTTTTAATTCCGTTTGTAATTTGTTTGTGATTACTAGATTCTAATAATGGCAACTTTATAATTGTTTTTAATGATTTAACTATATTTTTAACATCATTTACAAGATTTAATTTACTTGCAATTACACCGCTTAAATTGTTTTTGGCATTATTTATCGCTCCTATTGCATTTGTAATTGGAGTTAAATCGCCCATAAATCTTAATGTATCTGCTGCATTGTTTAAAGTTGATGTAATTTGTTGGATTAATGATTCGCTTCTTTCTTCGGTTGTTTCTTCAAAAGTGTTATTAAAATACTCTATTGCTTCCTCTTCATAAAAAACATTGTAAACAATCTCTTCTTCAAAAATAATATCATTTTGCTCTTCAATAAATTTTATAGTGAAAAAAACAATTCCTAGATTTTGAGTATCTTCGTCCGCAGTCCAACTATCAACTAGAACTATTTTTGAACCATGAAACAAATCAATTAATTCACCGCTACCATTAGAATTCAAAATCTTAATAAAATCTTCTTTTTGAGTTAAATAATTTGCACCACCCAAATAAGCATCAATAATAATAGTGTTTTCTTTTACTCCATTCTCTTCGGTTTCAGTACCCTGATTAATAAATTTATGAGTACTTAATCTTTTCCCACCATCTAAAGTTGTTCTTCTTGTATAAAATGGATAACCCTTAAAACTTGATTCATTTAAATTTGTTATGTCAAAATTTTTCATTATTCTTGCCTTCCATTATCTAATACAACTTTTGTTTTAAAATCGCCAGTTGTATTTACAGATTTAGTTTTTCCATCTTCAATGTTAATATTAATATTAGCCTGATTATTTATTGTTTCATTTCCTTTTGTTGCATCTAGCATTTGCTGAATTTGTGGACTTACTACGGGATTACTTGTATCTTGCGGGATTAGTGTTCCAATATTTACTGTTTTAGATTCTTCTTGAAAGAAATTTAATCCTAAATTAGTTCCTAATTCACCAAAACTTTTAAAGAAATTTCCAAAGTCAAACGATTTAAATTTGTCGATAAATCTACTTACTGCATCTGTTACAGCGTCCCAGTTATCTATTAATAAATATACGGCAGCACTTACCAAACCAATTGCCGTAATCATTGCTCCAAATGGATTAGCAGCCGCAAAAAGATTAAATGCTATCACTGCTTTTTTAGCTAATCCTAAGGCAAAAGTAATAGCTGTAATAGCCGGACTTACTAGCCATAAAGCAGCGGTATACGCTAACGCCACTCCCTTAGCTCCTAAAATCATAATTCCAAACGATGCAACAACTTGGATAGCTTCCTTATTTGTTTTTATAAATTCCCCAAAAGAATCTACTAATGGAGATAATTTATCTATTAAGCTTTTAACAGATGGTAATAAATTATCTCCTATGATAATAGCAACTCTATCTATTATATTGCCAAAAACTTTCATTTTATTAGCGGATGTGTTAGCCATTGCATTGAATTCTCTAGTCATTGAACCGACTGCTTTTGTTTCATTCCCTAAATCTAATGCTTTTTTGAGTGCTTCGGATTGATTAATCATTTTTTCAAATAATCTAGCACCCTCTCCCTCTCCCATTGCATCTTTAATCGCTGTTGCTAGTTTAATGCCTTCTAAATCTTTAAATGATTCAGCAAAAGTTAAAATCCCCTTAGCTCCCTCTTTTTCTAATAGTTCTGAGCCTTTTTTGGTTTTTCTCATTTCACCAATAATTTGATTTAAAGCACTCGCACCAATTTCTGCACTAACCGACATTTGGTCGGCAAATGCTGCTAATCCAGTTATATCGCCTTTACCTAATTTTAATGAAGCCATAGCCCCAGCTGTTCTTTTTGTAATATCTATTATGTTTGGGGCTTTAGCAGATAAGGCATCAGCTAAATAATTAACTCTATCGCCATAATCTTCTAAATCTTTCATTCCGTAGCCTAACATTGAAGCTATTTTACCAAATGCTTCTCCTGAATCTTCCGCACTCATATCAAACGCTGTTGATGCTTTAGCTACTATTTGAGAAAAGTTTACTAAGTCTTTAGCAGCAAATCCCATTGAAGCCCCTGCGGCTGCTATTTCACTTAATTCTACTGCTGTGTTAGGCATAGTAGTAGATAGTTTTAACAATCCTTTTCTTAATGCTTCAATCTCTTCGGGTGTTCCATCTGCTACTTTCTTAACTCCTGCAAATGCTGTTTCAAATTGAATAGCGGGATTTACTATTCCCTTAAATGATTGAGCTAGAGCATAAACTCCCACGGCTTGACCTGCAATATCTTTTGTTTGATTCTTAATATTTTGGTTTGTTCTACCTAAAAAGTTAATAGATTGTTGAATTTTACCAACATCTTTTCCTGCTTTTTTTGAAGCATCACCTAAACCTAAAAAAGCTTTTGCAATGTTTCTAATCGGTTGGGTTGCTTTGTCAATAATTGAAACTGTACCATGAGCGCCTTTTAGCATTTGAGTCCTTTATGTTTACTTTATAAAGGGATTAAAAAATCCCTCTAAAAATAAAATTATGTTTTTTGTTTGTTGAATTCTTGAGCCATCTTGTAAAGATTGTTTATAATCCTAGTTGATTTCAAATCCGACATCGGAGTTTTGAAAGTCTTTAGGATTATTGCTATCTTTACTTGATAATCAGAAATTACATTATATACTTTCCCAAATCAGCACTCAATTTCATAAAGTCTTTAATATGAAGAGATGCAACTTGTTCGCTTGTTAAATTACATAGATTTGCAATAGCCGGTGACATTGCACCTATTGAAACTTTACCATCTGAACCGAAACAAACATCATAAAAATCATAAGCGTCCATTTCTGATTCATCTTTCATTTTAATTGATGTTAGTTCACCATCACCCGTTAAATTCTTAATTGGTCTTGTTAGTTGTATCTCTTTCATATTACCTCTTTTTATTTAATTTTAAAATCACCTGTAAACTCATACTCTACAACACCATCGCTTGAAGTGATTGCATTATCTGCTGTTTGAGTTACATTTGTACCAACTGCTGTTTTTCCATCTAAAAATTCTAACACAACCTGTGCATCTTCTAATGTTCTATACTTATCCGTATCTGCTAACTTCATAAATGAAAGCTGTGCTTTTAGCATTCCTGCTGTTTTTTCTTGCGTAAAAAACATTACTTGACCAGTTCCATCATCTAAAACGGGTGTTTTTATTGCTCCACTTGGTTTGATTTCGCACGTACCAGATTTTAACTGCACATTTGAATCGTCTATTATTAATCTTTTAATTCCAAAAGTCATATTTACACCTCGTATTTAATTTGCATTGCTTGTTGAAGCACTACATTTATAACATTGATTTTAAATTGTGAGTCAATTCTATTTCCTGCTCTTTGAACAATTAAAGAAGCTTCAAATCCTGCAGCATCTTCACAAACTGCATCTAAAACTAACTGCTCGTAATTTAAAATAAGATTTTGTTTATATAAGTTTGGAGTCATGATTTTAATACCTGCACCAAATCTATCATCATCACCACCTAATTTGTATCCTTGATATTGACTCATTCTTACAATAAATGTATATCTTGCAAATGATAAAGTCAAAAATACTCTTAAATCTGTATAGTCAACATCAATAGCTATGTTATTATCATCTTTTTGCAATGATGTTACAATTCTTTCAACTAATACTAAAGTGCCTTGAGTCTTAAATGTTGCAACTCCATTTCCTGCTTGTACATTTCTTTCAGTTCTTAGTCTTTGATTTAAAGGTAAAATACCTGCTAAAATTTTGTTAAGGTATGAACCACCTGGATTACTTTGTGCAATATCTGAAACTACACCCATTAAAGCTGCTGATTGCTCGAATCCAGTTGCAAATGTAGGAGTATTATCCAAAATAGTTACAAATGCAGAATTCATTACGTCTGATTTAGTAATTTGATTACTTACAGTATCATCAACGCCAACAATTAAAAACCCATCTAACATTTCAGTAGCTTTAAAATTATCAGTCAAAGCCGTGTTGATTAAAGTTAAGTTACTGTTATCTGTATAAGGGCATGAAATTAAGTTATATTGAGTTTCTTCAAGATGACTAATCAAACCAGTTGTTTCTAAATCAGGGTCACCAGTTCCACCATTCATTGCTACTATTGTTGCAGTCAATCCAGTTGGTGTTAAATCATCACTATTGTAGTTCATCATTAACTTGATTGTGTTTCCAAAAGTACCTTTGTGAGTAGCTGTTAATGTTACTACACCACTTGAATTTGAAGCCGTAGCCATTGAATCTGTATTTGTTGCAATTGAAGCAACTAGTAATGTAGCAATGTTCGCAGCAGTATCACCAATAGACACTGGAATTCTATATCCTCTACCATTTACATAGAAAGAGAAAGTTCCATTAGATGTTGCAGTTCCACCAATTGTTAAAGTTCCAGTTGCTGCAACTCCTGAACCATTATCAGCCATAGGGAATACTTTTAACCTTACACCTTTGTTATTGTCAAAAAATCTCTTTGCAGCAGATGCCAACATTGAAGTTTTACCAAATTTACCTTGTGCATCTTCTTTGCTGAATATTTCAACAACTTCATTTACTACTGCTGTTCCTGCTGTTGTTTTTTGCCCAACTAATAAACAGATGTATTCTTGCTTAATTGTTCCCGTCAAACTTGGGGCTTTTACTAATTCAGCTTGTACAAATGGAATATTTGAATTTACTATTTCATCAAATGTCATTTTTTACCTTTCTCTGTTTCTTTGAAGATTTCTAAATCTCCGTCTTTTATTCTCGCATTCCAGTAGCTGTCAAGCTTTGGAAGTACAATACCATCTTCACTAACTCGTTGATTGTTAATCGGGTTAATTACTTTTTTTGTTTTATCCACTAAAACTAACTTAATCATTAATTGGTACTCCTTTGTTTATAAGTTGGATATGTGCGATACTATCCTCGTAGTCAAAATCATTCAATGTTAATGGTGTTATAGGGTCTTCATATTCATACTCAATTTTATATTTAAGTATTGCATAGCCTATATCTGAACCACTCTCATTGTTTTTAATTTTGTTTGTGTTCTCTAAATATACATTTTCAAACAGTCTAAAATTATCATGATTAGCAGGTATGTACTCACTTGAAATTGTATTTATATAACTCATTGCAGTTTCAACATTTTCCATTAAATCCTCAATTAAAGCATCAAAATCAATATCCGAATCTTGATTATCTTTCATTGTTATTTGTACTACTAAATCTAAACTTCTAACTGTATGACTCGTATATCTTTCTTCAATTGAGTCATTGTTTGTATTAACTAACAAAAAAGGAAATATATCGCCTTTATGTTTAGGGTCAATTCTTCCCGAAAATACTCTATTATTTAGAGATGTTATCATTGCTTTTAAATATGCAGTAAAGTATTCTCTTAATATCGTTTGCTTATACATTTTAACCCTTTAAATAGATGTCTAAGCCACCTATTCCATCTCTTCTTACTTCTCTAACAGTATAAAAACTACCATCAATCATAAGTTTGTCATATTGAGAAATAGAGTTAGTTTGAATAACTCCTAAATCATCTTTAAACTTTTCACTTGTATTGAACATTGGTTTGTCTTCAACTATTGGAAGCCCCTCATCTGAAACTAAAACAAATGAATCTGTTTTGATGATGTTAAAAACTTGGTTATTTGAAGTATTTGTACATTTAACTCCAAATTCTTTATTATTAATCATTCCAAAATGGTCGTTTAATAATACATCATCAAAACCCATCATTTTTATTTACCTAGTAAATCTGAATCAGATTTTTTAAGTAATTCTAGCTCTTGTTTTAAAGCTTCATTTTCAGCAATTAAAGCTTCATTTTCAGCACCACCAATTACAATTACTTTTTCAACTTCAATTAAATCAGCTTTAATTAACGCTTCTTTTTCTTTTGGAGATACTTCAATAGTATCTCCAGCTTTTACCCATTCGCCACCAAACTTAGTAGTTTTAGAAAAGATTACAGTTTCTTTTGCCATTTTGCTATCCTTTTACGCTATTACAGTTGCAACAAGTGTAGAATCACCATCTTTTAATAATGGAGCAGCTGTTAAAACTGATTCGATTTCTACTGAATTTCTCTCACCAATTAATTTAGTGATTACATTTCTTGGACTCATTGTGTATTCATCAGCTAAATTTAACTCGATTTCAACATCACCAGCATAACCGAATGACATTTCATTATCATTTACAGCTGATAACATAACAATTTTTTTATCAGGTATCATATAAGCAGTTGCACCAGTTGAATCTTTGTAAACTCCTGAATAACCCCAGATTTCTACACCTTTATAAGTACCATAATAAATAGCACCATTAACAGTTAAGAATGATTGAAATGCTAATCCACCATTTTCTACTCTTCTAAAATCAGTTTCAGTTTTTACTGCATCAACTAAATATTTAACTACATTTGGTCTTCCAATAATGTGAGTTCCAGTTTTTCCATTAGCTGCTAAAATTTCTAAGAATGTATCAATATCATCACCAGGTGTTGCAGTTGATGTAGCACTCCATAAATCACCACCAGTTAAAACAACTGTATTTGCTGTATCTCTTGGGAATGTGATTGTAGTATCATAACCATCGCCAACAACTGTTAAAGAACCATTGAATAGTACATCTGCTCTCATTGCTTCAAGTCTTACATCAATTCTATCTTCATTATCTGCAACTTTAGTATTTACTAAATCTCTAGCTCTTGCATTTTTTGCAACTTCATCATAAACAGTCACGCCAAAAGGTCTTTTTGCAATATCTTCATTAGTAATTGCACCACTTGGCTTCATTGTTGGAAGTTTAAAGATGTAATTGCTAAATCCTGCAACTTGAATTGGTTTACCATTTACCATTGGTGCAACAAATGGTGCTATCCCGTTTTTAAATTTGCTTTTATCAAATTCAACTATATTTTGACCATGAATATCAGTATTTGCAAAAAACGCTGCAAATAGAGATGGCTTTGGTGTTCTTGTTACTACTGCTCTCGATAAGTGTCTAGTTAATGCGTCATATTTTCCCATTATTATTTGCTCCAATCTTCTAAGATAATTTCTTTATTTTGTAAAATTCCATTTACAGTTGCTTCAGTTTGTGAACCATTAAATACAATTTTAGCTCTATTAAATGTTCCCTCAAATGCTGCTAACCCAATATCTCCATTAGTTCCGATAACAACATCTTCTAATATTACTGCTACTGTTTGAGTACTATGACCCGCAACACTTGTCAATAAAATATCAGTTTTTGCAAAATTTGCACCTGCGTTTGAACAAACAATTGTTCCAGCTGTATATGTTGCAGCTGCTAACTTAATACCTTGCACATTTTCAACATCTCTATATAACTCATTGTAAGTTGTTGAAGTTGTTTCCGTTAATTCTGTTGCCATTACTTAGCTCCTTTTGATTGATAATATTTTGCGTCATCTTCTTGGATTTTCAATTGAATAGGGTCAATCTCTTCACTTGATTGAGATTCAAGATTTAAATTTAAATCTTTTCCAGCTTCTTCAAATTTGTTTTTTTCATCTGTTAAAACATCTTTGTTTGCTTTGTTTAATAAGATTGCACATTCACCCGCACTTAATCCCTCTTCGATTGCTTTAGATTTCATTTCAAAGTTACCATTTAATGATAAAATCTCACTTACTCTAACTCTCTCAGCTGATACTGCATTGCTTAAAGCTTCGGCATTTTGAACTTGTAAAGCTTCAAACGATTCTTTAGTATATTCCATACTACTATCTCCTTGTTTGTTATTTTCGATTTTTGCCGAAGCTGGGTTTACTCCCAAATTGTCATCTTTATTTAATCCAACT